GCATCTATAAAACCTTTTACGCCTCTAAGGTATGTTTGCTCTGTCTGAACTCTGCCAGTATCAAAAAGTGCCTTTGACAGCCCTTCCGTCTTGCTTCCTGTTTCCTCATAGCCATCATAATATGAACCGCCTATCATTATTACTATTCCAGGAATACCAGCTGAAGCCAAACTGTAATTTCTATTTCCAATTCTTATAGACCAAGGTATTCTTCCCTCTAAATCCCATAAGGCTTTTTCTTTTTCTGATTTTGGGTATCCCAAATTAATATACCCATGCTTTCTTAATTGCGCACCAATAGCAAACACTCCTGTACCTGTTATGTTCCTGCCTAATGACTTTGCAAAATCCCTTTGGTTAAATTGTTTTTTGCTAATTTTTTCTATAATAGGCTTTACTGCTCCAAAAGGAGTGTAGTTTACTGTCTGCATAGCAACCGCTGCTGGTGTTTTCGTAAAAGGAGCTATAAACTGCCCTACTGGACCAGCTTTTCTTGCCAGTTCAGCCCCAACATTGCCAAACACGGTTTCATTTTGAAATACTGCCATTTCGGCATCGTTTGTGGCGTTTAGGATAGCTTTATCAGGGGGATTGGCAACAAACTCATCAATAAACCTTGACCTTGCGTTCCCATAAAGTTTTTTATTTTTAGCAGCCACAATCGCCTGTTCGTAAATACTTCTTGATTTTTGCCCGTAATAAAAAGGCATATCCCCTGCACCCATTGAACGGAAAATAAGTTTTTCGTAATTGCCTATTGTTTTTCCCAATAAGCTATTGCCATAATTGATTTTTTTATAATCATATTTTGCCATCGCACTTCTTTCATCAAAACCTGTTTTAAGTAACTGCCCTGCTTTTTGTATTCCTTCCCAAATACCGCCTGGCAAGCCTCTCAATGTAAAAGTTGTTGTTCTTGGCGTGTTATATAAAGCTGAAATAGTCGCATCTACTGCCACCGCTGGAATATCTTTTGCTATTTCAAGACCCATGTTCGTAGCATTGCTTGTGAAATTTACAAGATGTGTTGCTGGGGCGGTAAGCATGCTGGCTTTCCTGAAACCCAAAATTTTATCCGTTAAAGACGAAGGAATAAGGCTCGCTATGTCGTCTTTTAACTGAAATATAGAAACAGCCCTATCAACACCCTGCAACTTCTCTATTTCTACTGCTCTTTTATAAAAAGCATCGGCTTGTTCTTTTGTTAAACTTGCTATACCTAAATTTGGATAATCACGTTTTGCTTTATTTATGGTTTTTATTGAGTATGAAATAACACCCTTAGGGTCAAACCTATCCCACAATTTGGCCGACTCGTTTATTTGCCCTGCATTTGTCCTAACGGCGGCGACTCTTTCTAAAAGCTCAAGAGCTTCACCTGTGTTTCCTCTAACCTGATAATGGTCAGCAAGTTCTTGAGCCAAAATCACATCGTCTGACGTTAAGCTTCTTTCTGCCTGTGCTTTAGCTTTGTTTATGTCCTTCTTAATAAGAGCCTTGGCTCTGTCAATTTGAGGTTGGTGATGTTTTACTTCATAAATACCTTCAATACCTTCTATAACCCCTTGCGTGCTTGCAGGGCTTTGTTTTACTGTGGTTATAAAACCACGTTCTTTCGTGTTTGAAATACTATCAATTATTTTTGCAAGTTCTTCTTTTGAAGCGGAAACGTTTCCACTGTAACCCCTTGCTGATTCTATAGCTTCTCTGTAAAACTGAGCATCAAACGGATTGTCAACATTGTCTTTTGATTTTTCGTAAGTATTTATAAGTTTTTTAAGAATCGGTATGTTATCTTTATTCTGTAAACCGAAACTTACCGCTTCTCCTGTATTTTTGAACTTGGGTATTAAATCTTTTTCAACTGCCGCCATAGACTTAACCTGTGTTTCTGGCACTACCGCAGGAGGCTTTTGCAATCTCTCAATTCTCTGCCTTGATTCCCAAGCATTATATTCAGCTTCAGGGTCCCCACCTAACTTCTCCGGTAACTTAGAACGTATTTTGGCAATAGTAGGATTCAATTCTTTCCCCCAGGCAATCTTCTTAATTCCGGCCCGAATACTACTGTCAGCAACATCGGAAGCAAGCTTGCCAAACTTCCCAGCAATAGATCCCGCGCCAGCTTCAGAAAGCGTTGGTATACCGTACTCTGACACAACTGAACCTGCCGCACCAACCGCAGCCGCAGGTATTTTAAAAGCAGGTATTTTGCTGCCAACTTCTATCGCGGATTCTTCAATTCTTTTAGAGAGCGTTTCTCTAAATTCCCTTACACGCATTTCGGGAGCCAAAAGGCTTTCGGGGTCACCCCTGATAGCTCCGGCGGTTGTTTTGAACGTATTTTTGAGGGCCTCAATCGCTGAAGTAGCGGGTCCGTTATCTGAATTTCTTACAGGAAATGCTGTTTTTAACGCCTCTTTTACATTTGGCAAAATATCATCAAAGAAATTCTTCTTTTTTTCAGGCATGGGTATAGGCGCAACTATGCTTTTTGACGTTTCGGCGGGTTTGTAAACGAGCACGTCGTCAAAAAGATTTTTTTTAGATTCGGGAATTACATCATCAAACAAATTTGCCATTTATTTTAATCCATAAATCAACGGGTCTAATCCTTTGTCAAGCATATTCTTTTTTATTACATCGTCAGATATTCCCTGTGACCTTAAATCTCCAACTCTTTTAAGTATCATAGGATCAGGCTTGCCAACAACGCCTGGCTTGCCCTGTCCAAGCCTCTTTGCTACGTCGGCATCTATTATCCGGGCCGCTTCATCCGGTGTAGCACTAAGAGAAAGCATACTATTATTAAAAGCATCAGTGGCATCCTTTGTAGCTTTTAATACCTCATCAACGCCATATCTTCTGGCGTTCTCTGCAAATTTTTCTCTTTCAAGCGCAAGCCTATCTCTTGAAAGCGTAGCACTCACATCTTTTTTGCCACCAGTTATCTCCCCCGACGCACCGTAATTTACAGTAGTTAAATCTGAAGGGAATGTCGGTTTTCTTTCAACTGTTTTTATAGGTGATTCCTTGCCCTGATACACAGATTCCAATATCTTTTTAGTCCGAACATCGTCCATCGTAAGCGGGACTGTTCTTTCAGGTATGGTATCAGTTACGTTTCCAAGCCTGTCAAGAGCAGCTTTTGCACCATTGCTTTCTACGAGCGCCCTTAAATTGACAGGATTTCTTAAATCTTCGGCAGCGGCCATCGTCGGCCCGCCTGTTCTTGCCATAAGCATATTCGGACGTTCCGAGGTCTGTGCCGGTTCAACAACCGACACGTTCCCTGCCTGTATCTGTGATGCTTTTTGTTTCGCTATTAAATCATCAGCCATTTTTTTCTGAGCAAGTTGGCTTACCCCGTGCTCTGTTAAAACATTTCCTAAGTTTTGAAAAAAAGAAGCGAGCCCTACTGATTCTGCGTAACCTGGCATAATAAAACTCCTCACTACATATTTTTCATTCTTTCTATTTCGGCCAGAGCTGAACTATATTTTGTCATAGCATCCGCTGATTTTATCGCATCTAAATTGTTTGCTGGAACGGCATTCGCCGCCATAAGTTCTGTTTTCCTATTCTTTAAGCCCTGTTGTGTTAAGAAGTTCTGAAGCGCGCTGTCGTAATTGGTTTTGGCTATTTCGGCACCTATCTGAGTCGCCGAACCTGCCGCTGAAATGCCTTGCTCTACACGCCCCGAACCCATAACAGCGTAATTATTCATTATATCGCTCATATTCTGACCGGAAAGCAATGCGCGGGCCCCCGCTGGAAGCCCCATAGTAGCCGCATTTGACCTTACAGTCTGTTCTCCTGCCGCAATACCCTTATCCCTCTGCGCTGTCTCTGCGCCCGTCAAACCGCCCGCCAGAAGGGTATCTATGGCACTTTTAACACCAGTTGCGTAAGGGTCTATATAATTGAGGGTTTTATCGTAACCAGAAGTGTCATACCCAGACGAAATAATGCCGCCTGCCGCCACCTTGGTTGCTGCCGCATCCTTTACAGCCTGTTGTTCATCAGCAAGTTTTTGAGCTGTAACAGCTTCAGCTATCAATGCCTGCCGTTTCTGTTCCGCAAGGCTCGCCGCCGCACTTTCGGCGGACTTATCAATTCCATACTTGTTTGATTCAGCGGACGTTTTTGCCCCACTTTCGTTTGCCTTGCCACCGAAATAAGAACCTATGCCGCCAAGTAATGCACCACCAATAAAAGGGAGAGCTGGAGCCATAATTACACCTTCCTTTCAAAGACAATACCACAAGCATCGTCGTTGATTTTTGTAAATTTCATTTTTTCTAAAAATCTAATCATTTTTATGTTGGTTTTATGAACTAAAATCTTCAAAACTTTTGTATCTTTAATTAGCCATTTCCACATCCTTAAAGCCATTTTCTTGTTCTTTCCTATGTAAAAACCGCCCTCTAAAACTCTAAAATCAGCCATGTCGTAATAAACACAAAATCCAACTAATTTTTCACTTTCAAAATATTTTTTCAACTTATACTTTGGATTTACTTCGTAATCTCTGCAAAGATTTTCAACTGCACTTTTCAAATGTTCTTTTGAGGTTTCCCAAAGTATCTCTGCCATTTCGTTCATCTTTTCTCCAATCTTCTTTCAATCCTGCTCACGCCGTCTTTTATCCATTTAATATCTGTTTCAAGGGAGTTTACCTTAAGGCAATTTTCCTGCGTGGTTTTTTCAAGCGTACAAACCCTTACTTCCATTCCATTAATAATTGAATAATAAATGCCTACGGCAAATGCACCCACAATCACAACTTCTAAAACTCTCCAAAACACACTCGGCTCAATCTTTAAATTTCCCATTTTAAAAACCCCTTGACATTTTAAATTCGTTCTGCTATAACTCTATTGAAAACAATTACTAAGGTCGGTTGCCACTCTACGGGCAACTTTTGCATTTATAAGGGTTCGGTGTGTAGAGACACTGAACCCTGCATTTTTTATAAAGGAGCTTTCTATGAAAAAACTTATTTCTGTTGTTCTGTGTGTCACTTTGTTTTCCATTCCTTCGTTTGCAAGTTACAAAAGTAAACTTCTTATCAGTTCGTTTATGATTTTGGCAGGCGGTGCGAGTTTTATTCACCAGTCCGACCTTATCAAAAACGCAAACAGTGAAAAACACAAAGCTCAAAATGATTTAACATATTCTCACTATTACTACAATCTGGCCAAAAATAATATTGCCGACACCGTAAAATATACTCAATATAACAACACCTACGACAGCTACCTTTCATCTGCCTATTCACGCTTTGACAATTCTGCAAACCTTAAACGTGATTCAGGTTTTTATTGTGCCACTTCAATCTTTCTTGTAATTACAGGTGTTTATTCTTACTACAAAATCTGTAAAACTTACAAAGAGGAACGGATTTCAAAGAACTTTAACATAAATACTTGCCACGACAGAATAGAATTGTCATACAAGTTCTAAAAACCGGTATAAGTTATAACGGCTCCATGAAACCTGGCAGTTGAATTTAAATGAATAGTTAAAGAATAAGCATATAAACTATTATCAATAGTTGCGTTTGAAATAGTTGTATCTTCTAGACTAAAATATCCTGTTTCTGTTCCAGTTTCTATTGATGACATAAGGGAACCCGTTCCGTCAGACAAAGTATTCCTGTCAAGATATATGTCGGCATTGTCAATAGTATTGGTTTTATAGGCATACATTTTAACAGAAGAAACAACTGCTCCATGCGGTAGATGAACTCCGGCCTGTCCATAAGAGCCATTTGTTACATAGCTATTATTTGCCGGTATTTCCCATGCGCTTGTTTTGTCATATGGAACATAGTCTCCAGGAGAAACAACATAGTATCTAACACCCGAACTAATCGTCCCACCCACCGTCAAATTCCCTCCAACGTGCATATTTGAGGTTACGGTGCTTGTGCCCGTAACGTAGAGGGTGGCGGTGGGGCTGGTGGTCCCGATACCGACGTTGCCACCAAAATAAGACTTACCTGCTAGAACATAAAGCCCGTAATTAGTCCCTGCACCTGCGGCATACGCAAAAATAGCTGTATTGCTTGTAGCCCCGGAACCTGTAGCCTCAAAATCTCCTGCATAGTTATCGCCTGTTGTTGTGCCTATTGTTGAAAATATATTAAAATGACCTGTGCCATTATTTAGATGTAATAATGATGATGGATTAGTTACGTTTATACCAACATTACCACTATCAAGAATTGTCAATCTCGCCACATTGTTTATCTCGTCTTTAATAGCAAAATCATTAGTATAATTGTTAGAAGTATTTAAACTCCATTTCCCAGTACTAGCGCCAGTTCGTTCTATTATCAATTTTGGGGCAGTCGCATCAAATATATGCAATTTGCTTCCCGGGCTCGTTGTCCCTATCCCAACGTACCCGCCCTGATAGTAAAGACCAGCAGTGTCAGTGTAGTTGGCGTGTTGCGCCAGACCTGCGGCGTTATTTGCGTTTACGATAACGCCTCCACTTCCGTATGCGTAGGTTCCGTTTGCTAAATTATTTGCAATTGTAGCTGTAGCCGCGAGCGTTGCATTTGTGGCTGTTGCCGAATTTCCCGAACAGGAACTTGCTACTGTTGCCGTCGCCGCATTCCCTGAACAGGAGTTTGCTATCGTCGCAGTTGCCGCATTCCCTGAACAGGAGTTTGCTATCGTCGCAGTTGCCGCATTCCCTGAACAGGAGTTTGCTATCGTCGCAGTTGCCGCATTCCCTGAACATGAAGCCGAAACCGTGGCGTTTCCAACCGTCAAAGCACTCTGATTTGTCCAAACAGGAGCGTTTGTTCCATTACTCACAAAAACACGCCCTGCATCGCTTGGGGCAAGCATCCCGGTTGTGTTTGCGGCGGTTTGGTATGGAATACTCCCTGCCGTGCCACCTGTCAAGTTAAAAACAGCTGAAGACAAAGCAAAGGAAGCATAAGGAACACCGCCAAGATTTAAACTGTTTGAAGCTGTGTCCGAAAAATCAGAATATATGCTTGAACTCACTTTTATATCGTTGAAATAATTCCCTGTTTTAATCGCTGTAGCCAGTACATTTGAAGGCAAATCACCTGCGTTTATTTGGTTCGTATTTATATTACCACCAACATTCCCTGCACTATCTGCATAAATTGCCGAACTAACCTTTATATCATTTAAGTAATTTCCAGTTGTTAAATTGCTTGCCGTGCCCGAATTTGTTGAATAAATTGAACTGCTAACTTTCACATCATTAAGATAATTTCCTGCTTTTATTGCCGTTGCTATTACATTCGTTGGCAAATCGCCTGCGTTAATTTGAGTTGTATTTATAGTACCGCCCATAGAACCCGAATAATCAGCGTAAATAGCAGAACTAACTTTCACGTTATTGAAATAAGTACCTGAATTTAATGCACCCGCCGTTACCGAAGTCAATCCTGAACCGTTGCCTGTAAAAATACCACCTATGTTTAAATTTGAGGTTAAATACCCCTGTCCTACAACGTATAAATTAAGATTGTCTGCAAAAGTCGTAGTGCCAACACCAAGGCGTGGATTCGTGCCTGCCAAGGTTGCCTTTGTGTAAGAATTTGTATCACGAACTACCGTCCAATCAGCGGCAAAACAAGAAGAACTTAAAAGTAATAAAAATAGTATTTTACGCAGCATTCCATTCGCTCCCGTCCCAATATTCTCTTGACAAAATTGTTGAGTTGTAACCCCATGAACCAGCACACACACTTGTGGGTCTTGTTGCACTTGTCCAATACCCGCCGTTTACAAGCCAGCCGTTTGGAGTATATATTTCAAGCCCATTTCTATCCGTGTTGTAGCCTGTTAAACCATAAGAGGGTAGCGCAGGCCTTGTAGAGTTACTCCATATAGACAACGATACCGTGCCACTTCCTGAACCAGTACCGGAAGAAAAATTTTGATTATTAAAGAGTATTTCAAGCTGATTATCCAGTAACGCTATGTCCTGTGGCGTTTCCAGGCTTACAATCTTACCGGGCCGTATCATATCTCGTACCCCTGCTCAAATTCAACGCCAAACTCCCCAACTTCCCAATTACCGTCCGTTGCGGCCTGTCGGCACTTTAACATGATAAAATGACCTATAACAAGCCCAGGAAGCACTTCCTTTATCGTTTTGGTACTACCAGATGCAAGAACAGTAATATCTGTCCAGTTTGCCCCATTATCAAGCGAATACGAATAAGTCCACGAAGCATCTGCCTTGTAACCAACAATATAATCTCTGAAAACATTATTAAAAAGCCCCTGTTCTACGTTTTTTGTGGTAAACCAACTGTCAATAACCGTAGTATCATCCAAAACACCCACTTCGTTAAGTCTTACATCCCCAGTGGCGGCGCTTGTGCCTGATAAAAGAAAAACCTCGTCAATCATAAAAAAATTACAATATTTATTTGTGCGTTTTAGAAAATATTTAATTTCCGTATGGTAACGCCAAACGATATTGTTAACCGTGTCACCTACCTGAGTAACACAAAGCCCGTATTCTTTTCCAAAACCATAAGCACAAGGCTTTGACAAAACCGTTCCCGTATAGTAATTTACAACGAAACTTTCCATTATCGGAATCTGGGTTATATCGCTTGTGTTCATCCTGACTTCAATCTGAATATACTGGTGAAGCGTAGTCAAAACAATCGGAAACCCTGCCTTTTGCTCAATCCATGTAGCCGCCGCAATCCCGCCAGAAGTTGTTGCCGATCTTATCCACCAGGTTAAAGTCTGACCGGCCTTTGAATATACCGTGTTAAAGTTTCCCCACGCTGCTGGGGCTGCACCTAAGTCTTGAATTGCTGATCGCCAACTGTTTCCAACATATATTGAGGACACTTCTGGCGTTTTAAGAGTTGTGCTGTCCGGTGTCAAATATATTTTGATTCGCAAATATTGAGCAAGGGTTGAATTTATAGCCCCGCCCGTTGAGGTTACTTCTGCTTCCCACGTTGAACCATTTGAAGAACTTTGAGTTTTGATTACTATTGTTCCACCATTTGTTACCTGTGTGGTTACTATTGTCCCCCACGCTGCCGGCGTATATCCGAAATCAATAGTTTCTGAAAGTAAGTTGCCTGCCGAAAATACGTTTGCTACGTTTCCTAAAATAACTTTTCCTGATTCTGTAGTTGTGTCAATATTTGTTCTTGTCCAAAGTTCCCATTTTGTTTGAGTGCCGCCCAAATCTTTCAAGATAAGCTGATTGTCTGAAGTGTCTAAAACTGAATCTTCAAAAGTTCCCGCATCAAAAACTGTTGCTGTTGCTGCCGACCACTGCCGAGAGCTTGAAGCTAACTGCGGAAGCTCTAAAATATCTTCTCTTATATTGTCGTCTATAAGCTGTACCGTTGAACCGTCATATCTAACAACCCCGTCTGGCGAAAGCCAGTAAAGCACTCCGTTTATGTTTTGAATCGTGCGGTTAAAAGGACAACCATAAAGCGTGTCCAGTCGTATTGAGCCCCAATTTGTTATGTCACCTGCCGTTGAGTATTTGTAAATGTTTCTATTTTTAAAAACATACATATACGTCTGGTAAGGTTCTATCGCACTCCCAATTTCGCCATCGTCTTTCCCAACGTAATCGTAATTAAGTCCTGACACTGGCGTCCAGTTTGTTTCAGAATTTGTAGAATAATCAAAGTAAGCATTTGTCCAAAACAAACCATTTGGCTGGGCTATTGAGTTAAAACCAAAAAGACGTTCTTTGTCAACTTTTATAAATTGCAATCCTGAAGGAATATCTGAAACCGTTAAACCCACAGGCGTGGTACCATCTATTTTTATCATTCTGTCGGTAGTATGTGCGGTATTTGTTATTACGGGGTATTGACCATTAACCACATAAAGCTTATTGTTATATTGAGCAAATTCAACCGTTGCCGTTTCTGTCATAGTTAAATCTACACCTGAAATCTGGTATTTAAGAAAGGATGTAGAACCTGCAAGCCCGTACCAAAGAAATCCGCCTGCTGCAACAACATAATACTTTGTACCATCTGCCCTTTTATAAACACAACCACCTCTGCAAGCATAGTTCCCAAAATTTGCACCTGTGTTGTATATTTTTTGACCCTTTGCTTTAATAGGCATAAACTTTTCATTCAGGGATATATTCTCACTGTCAGAAAAAGCGTCCTGTGGACACCTTTCAGGAGTTACCCTTGAAATTGTGCCTTTCATAAAGTTGTCAAAAATTAAGCGTAAATTATCTGCCATTATTCCTCTACAATTCTTTCAACCAACTTACCGTCTTTATCAAACCTTTCAATTACTTTTTTTGTTTTAATTGGTGTAAATAATTTGTAATCCAAAGGATTGAATCTGCTTGAGTTGTAAGGTCTGTTACTGCAAGTTTCACATGCTGCCGTTCCCGCTAAACTACAACAACAAATTGACATAAAACCTCCTTTTACCTATTCTCAAAAAACGGCGGTAATGGGCTTATGTTCCCATACCCACCGCTTGTTAAATCCGTAATTGTAAGCATCGTGTCGGGCTGATTACGGACAAATTCCTTTAATTTGTCAACCCTTTTGTTGTACCGAGATTCCCACTTTGAAGCTAAGGGAATATTGGCATTTTTGCCGTCAAAAAGACACTTCGTAACTACACCTAAAACTATTAAATCGTGGAATGAGTAAAGATTGTTTTGTGCATTAAAAGGAATATCTGTGGCTACTGAAAGTTCTGTGGGTTGGGCTATGTACTCTATCGTTATGACTGAACCCGTATCATCAGGTTTTGGTACTAATTGTATTGTTGTAGGCAGGTCAATATACCAACCACCTCTTGATATACCAGAATCGTCCTGCCAATTTTCAATCTTCATGTCAAGCTCTGCTTTTTTTACGCCAAATAATTTTATGTTGCCATAAGCAACCCTTGTAATACGAGAGCATCCTGTAGGTTTATTATAGGCAGCAGTTCCCGAAACACTGGTGCTTGACACATCTATTGTTTTAAGGCATTCTGAACGCTCGCAAGCATCACGCATTACAAGATTTGCACGCCGAAGCAACTTTGCAAAAGACCAACGCCCTGTATCGGTTAAAGGTTGTTCAAGACTGTCTAAAATCTCCTGTAAAAGACCTGTGTTAGTCGCTGTGTCAGACCACTGCATAAAAATTTCCTCCTACTCGTTTATAGTAATTATGCTCTTCTTTGCTATGGCAACTTATACACAGAGTAATTAAATTACTATCCGAATTGTCTTGCGTTATACGATAAGGAACTATATGGTGTGCATGTATTTCTCCTTTTTGCCCACGCTTTCCACATTTTTGACAAGTCCAATTATCTCTTTTGTAAATTCTTTTCCGAATCATTATCCATTCAAAACTATCTATTCTGCTGGGATCTGTACGACCGATAATTTCTTCCTTGTTTCATCGGAAAAATGCCTACCTTTTATCCAAGGTATATTACCTTTCAGAAAACGACCCTTCTCGCTAAACACTGGATGTCCTTTCTGGAAGCCTTGTATACCTTTTGGCATTTTACCTCTTTGCATCTCGGTGGACTTTACTATTATAATACCCAGTGTCAGCCCTATATCTTCCATATCTTTTTATAGACCTTTCAATACAATCCCTGTCCTCTCCATGCAAGTCTTTTCCTTTTTCAAGTTGACTTATATAGAAATTGTGTTTTTCTCGCAAGCCTTGGTCTGGGTAGAGTTTATACTTTGCAAACCAAACATCCAAAGCATTCCCCTTCCCAGTCAGAACCCACATGCCATTACGCCATATATAAGTTCCTGTGTAAAATCCGTTTTTTTTCTTTATAATCCAATTTCGGAAGTTATTTATCTTTTTACTTATAAACCGCCTCTGTTTTTCAAATAAAGAAAAAAAATCAAACCCTACATCAAGAATAAGAAAGTTACGTCCTGTTTCCTTGTCAACATAACGAAAATTGAAATACACGATGTTCTCCTTTATAACTATCGCCGACCCCGCTCTTCAAAAGGAGTTAAAAAGAGCAGGGCCGGACAATAGGATTATCAAACAACTATTCTTCGCTTACGCCGCACATAAGACCAACACCAAAGGCTGCATCTAATACAACGCCCTTAAATGCCCTGTAGTAACCCAAAGTAGAAAAGCGAGGTATAGGCTGACCAAGACTTTTTGGTGTCATGGCGTATATCTGGAAATTCTTATCGTCACCACCATCGCCAAGTGAAACGCAACCTAACGCATGTCTGCCAAGTATCGGAAGAACATTTACGTCGCCAGTTGTGCTTTCAACACCCGCAACTGTTTCCCTGTAAACCTTTGAGGTTTTTTTAAATTTAACACCTGCAAAAGTTCCAACATCGTTAGAGGTAAGACTGTCGGTGTTGTTTTTGTAAATGCTTACAAGCTTGAAGTCTGAGTCGTTTATGAAATCGTACTTCAGATCCCCGTTAAGAAGGCTCTGGAAATAAGCACCCGAATAAAGCAGGGTATCATTATTTTCAAGAACTCTTACTGCCCTTCTTATGGCAAGAGAAGAAACCATATCTGAAGCATCAATATCTGTTCCAACTGTAACTCTGAAAGTTACACCGCTTCCAGGGGCAACATCAAAAGCATCACAAGTAATCACTCCACCAGAATTGGCGAAGTCGGTTATTTGGCGAGTTTTACCAGTCTGAGCGCCAGAGGTTATGGTTATAAAACCACCATTCCAGTAGTCATCAGCCTGAGTGAGCGCCGAGCAGACAATGGACGTTGTGCTTCCGGCAGCAGTCGTGGTTGATTTCTTCTGGTAATTGGTATCGTTATCAGCCCTCATACGGGTAAGCCCCGTTGCAAAATCCTTCATCAGAACAGCTTCAATGCTCTTCGCCGCCATCTGAGAGACCGCATCGGTAGCACCAATCAAGTCCTGGTCAACTGTAACCATGCTTGCATGCTTGCTGATTTCTATATAGTCTCCGAATTCTTCCGGGGTCACATAGATTTCACGCGTAACGAGCTTCTGGCGGCCGGCAAAAGTTATTCCACCGAAATCCAGGGGGTTTGTTACTACGTCTGTTAATGCTGTGGTATTTTTATCAAGCGGGATGTATCTCCAAAAAGCAACGGTACGTCCGTTACCCTGGGGCAAACTTCTTTTTTCGCAAAGGTCGTAAGCAACCAGCGTGGGCTTTGCAACAAATAGCGCTCTTTTGTCAATGTACCCCTGAACTTTGGGGGATAAATCCGAGTATACGTTTAAACCTGCCATGATAGTTCTCCTGTGTTTATAAGATTCTCCTTTTTTCTTATAGCCAGCACACAAGATTACCTATCAAAGGTTCCGTATGTTTAAAGCAGGTTTACCGATTTCTCAGTTCCTTTAATTCTCTTTTACACCCATAAGCTTGTTTAACTTCGCAAGAGCAGATGGGTCATTCGCATCAATAGCCTTCATTTCGGCTATTTCCTTCTCGTCTTTGCTTCCAGACTCTTCAGCCACTCTATGCGAAACCTCGGAACTTGAACCTTCTTTTTCTTTCCGTTTGGCTTCGTCCTCGGCATTTCTATTATCTTCTGCTTCCCGTAATTCGTATAGGTAGATTTTATGCAAGTTAGCGACAGAAGTCATCGTTGGGTCTCTTTTTGCAATTTCACCTAAAGCGGGAGCTATCTCTTTTTCAAACTTTTCTTTTCCATATTTATCAAACAGAACTTGAAAATCCTCTGCCTGCTGCTTCTTGGTCTTTTCCACGGCTTCATTAATTACTGTTCTTGCCGTTTCATCCTCCCTTGTTTGTGCCTCTTTTACAGCATCTTCCCTAATCTGTCTTTTTATTTCTTCAGCATAAGCAACTCTGTCTCCACTTTCATCAAGTTCACGAAGTTTATTTTCCCTTACTAAACGCTCCGCTTCCGACATTCCACCGTCATCAACTTTCTTTTGTGTAATATTTTCAAGTATAGCCTCCAACTTAGACAACCGCTTCTCGGCTTCAGAGTTTGAGAAGTTTAACCTATCTCTCTCTGAAAGAGTTTGGGCCATCTTTTTTTCGGCTTCAGGACCCCACTTAGTCAAAGCACCATGTGTTTTTATGTGAGCCGGAACATTATATCTTTTACGGTATTCTTCCGTAATAGGTTCGCCATCTTCTTTCTTTTCTACTTTTTGAGATTTTTTCTCACTTTCCGGCTTTTTCTCAGCCTTTTCTTCTTTCCTGATTTCAGCATTTACCCGGTCAGCTTCTCTTGAAGAGTCTGCTTCAATATCAACCTTTATGCCTTTATCAACAATTTTTTCTTCTGTTTCTAATTTTTTTTCTTCAGATTTTGCCTTTTCCGCATCTTCTGCGGGGGCTTCTGGTTTTTTGATTTCATCTACCATTTTGCACCTCTCCTTTTTCCTGACATTTTTACCCTCTCCTTTAATATTTTTTATATTGAGAATCCGCACTTCGGACAGCCATTTTTACCAAACAAAGCCACATATACAGATTTTGACTTCTCAAAAACAAAACCACAACGACCGCACTTAATAAAACCTTCGGCAAGTTTTGGTTCTTGTTTCGTTTCTGGCTTCGCACTTTCATCTTTCGGGCTTTCAATCCCGCCTGCCACATTACCGGTTTCAAGTTCATTTATTTCTACTTGCACTTTTTCCACTTCATCTGTTTTTCCCTCCCCTTTTAGTTTTTTTATCTTTTGCTTCAACTGAAATAACTTTAACCCTTTATTCATTTTCTTCTCCTTTTTCTTTCAATGGATAATGTTCACATGAAGTAATATATCCGTCAGGCGTATCTATAATATTTTTTTCATATTTTTCACAAACAAAACTTGACATTACTCCTCCTTTAAACCTACTGCCTTATTAAGCTCATCCAGATTCCCAGCCTTGTCAACCTTTTCTTCGGTTGAAGTCATTTTCTCACGCATAACAGTCAACTTGCCAATCATTTCATCAATCATTCCACATATTTCGTCTTTGTTTTCCATTTTGTCATTCCTTTGCTAAAATATTTCTATCTTTACCCGAAAAACCCATTGTGGCACTGGCACAACAACGTACTGCCGTTAAGTTTGCTGAAACAGTGTTAAACATATTTTTATAACCATTTGCCGTATGCTTGTAAGAAGCTGAATTGCTTACAGAAAAACCATAGGACACTGCGGTATTTATCGCATCTTCATTAGCCGCAAGAAATAATATCTCCCACGAATATTTTTCCCTCTGGTGTTTAATCATTTCAAATATCTGTTCTTTCTTAAATTCTTTTGAAGCATTTTCCTGCCCGTCGGTTAAAACAACAACCACAACTTTTGACGGTCTATTTTCTTCACTTGTATTGCTTAATCTTTCACCTGTCTTATTTATGGTTTTACCTATCGCATCAAGCAACGCTGTACAACCTCTTGGTAATAGTGAAACCTTATCTACTTTTTGAATATTAACCGCATCAAACACAACCTCGTAATCGTTATCAAATTGAATTAAAGTGAATTTCGCCTCACCTTTAACCTTCTTTTGCTGTGAAATAAATGCGTTAAGGCTTCCTTCCACATCTGAAACTACAGTTGACATTGAACCCGACCTGTCAAGAACAACCGTTACATCTGTTAAATTTTGCTTCATCTTACTCTCCTTTTTTCTGTGATTCTTCTATCCATTCCTTAAACTTAGTTTCCCACTTTTTTATAAATTTCAACTCGTGCTGAACTTCGTCTTTATTCAAAACCACGATAGTAATACTCTTTTCTTTTTTTTCAACTGCTGAAATTTCTATACCAGATTCATTCTTTGCCATTTTGTCAAGAAGTTTTGTCTTTTCTGAAAAAAATTCCTGCTGAAGCCTTGTTCCTGCTTCGGTATTTAACATTGTAGCCAATAAAATTGATTTGTCGTGGTAATTTGATTGTTCGGTCATTTCAATACCTTCTGATTGTTTTCGTAATCTGCATTATCAATTATGACTATGCTTTCAGAACCAACCAATTTCCAATGGTATAACCCATAAATAAAATTTTTATAACACAAAATAAACAACATTTCATTCTCAACTTTTGCTAAGAAATAAATTGTAAATGGAATGTGTAACAAAACCCTACATCTCACATAGTCCCCACTGGTGGTTCTACAACACCAGGAACACCGCCGTTATTTCCAGGTATCGGAGGCTTAGAACCAAAGTTTGGTTGCTGCCTTGCCCCTGCGCCCTTCATTGTTGCTCCTGCCAACGCCTGCTGTATTTGAGCCATTTGCTGTTGCATAATCTTCTTTTGAGCCTGAAGGTCGTGGCGTTTCAAATGCTTCTGCATCATTGCCTGGAATTCAGGAGCAATTTCATTCATAACACCTATATGAATCTGCGCGTGTTCTGCATCATCTTCAAGCGGATTAACCTGAAGGTCTGCGCCCTGTGCTATAAGAATATTTTCATCTTCCGGTAAAAACATAGATTCGTCTGACAAGTCTTTTGCGTAAACTTTATTATCGCCATCACCTGCCGTGTCCCAAAACTTGTTCCAGAGCATATCAAGAGGAATCATTCCGGGGTTGGTCATATTTATTTTCATCGCAACATTCAAGGCATTGAGAAGTTGCTGTCCGCGAATAATCTTATTCTCGGTCTGCGTAACTCCGAGTGGTATAAAATCGTAATCGCCACGAATAACTTCACTTACGGATTTCTGGTTCGTTTCGCCAAGAACTGCAAGCGCCGCCTGCCGGCCCAGGATAGTTATAATGTTGTTTCGTGTAAGTTTTTGCAGATTATACGAATACTGAAACTTCAAAAACGGTTTTAATATAGCATCTTCAAAGTTTTTAATCTGTGCCATTATGCCACGGCTTGCCGCTAAAGCTCCTTGTGTGTACTCTGTAGCTGTTGTATCATACCGTGCCGCTAAACCCTGGAAACTCACACTTGCCCTTGTGCCATTTTGAATATTAGCTTTATCCATATTTATGGCAGCTAAAATTTCATTGGCAATACTTGGAGGTCTATCGTAAAATATAGCAGTGTTTGGGTCGCCATCAAATTCTAAAACCTTGTCATGCCACCTATCAAGATTCTGACCTTCTTTTAGTAATCCTTTATCAATCAACTTCGTGGGATTATTTATCTCTGAAATATTATCCATGAGTTGACGCGTGTGAGTATTTAAAGAAAGTTGGTCTTTTTCTCCAACCTGGCACACCCCAACACCTAAAGACATATCTTCAAGCTCATCCCAAGCCGCGAATAATACAGGGAAATCTTGTAAGTCACAGTCATTCAAGTCCATACGAATAAGTGCCGCGGTCGGATTTTTAGAATCGTCGGTTTTGTTTAAAGAAACAGTTATAATGCAAAGTTCCTCAAAACCATCCTGGTCTATGTCAAAATAACAATCAGCCTGAAGAAGTGTCGCCGTAGAAGTGCCATCAGAAAAAGTGCCCTCAAGTCCCGTAACCTCTTTCATGTGTGGATATTTTTCTTCTTTAACATCCACCTCAGTAACAACCTCGTCTGGTTTTTCAAGCAAATCAATTACGGCATCAACATTGTTATTGTAAACGCCTTTTGATTTTTGTGCCCTTAAATGAGAAGCCGTAACATTGGTTATTTTTTCAATAACAATTCTCTGCTGTTCCCACGGTATGTTGTAATTCCAAAACATATTCCACGGAGACTTAGGCTGAAAATCAATATTGTCATAAATCACAACTGGCTTTTTATTCGGAACAAATTCTGGCATCCATTTTTTTACAACGCCACCAAAAAAAGATTTAAGCTGTTCTTTAAATGACTGCTTTTCTTTTTCTTCAGCAATAACATATTTATCTTTGTAAACATAAGACATTCTTACTAGAACAAAACCATATTTTAACCAACGGTGAATACCCTTTATAACCTTAGACCTAAGGGCCATCTTTTCGTGCTGAAGCGTGCTTATGTTTTTATAGACTTCGGCATTTTTTAAATCAGCGTCGCCGTCAACGCCCTTCAATCTAAACCACTCCGAAGTCGGAGGAAATAGAACATCAACAATAAAATCCGCAATGGTTTGAAGTGCCCGTCTAATTTCAGGTGGAAAAAGTTTTGACTTCGTGCCATCGTACTTTTTATCTGAAACTTCCTGCAAATTATACAAAGCATCCCATTTGCGCCACTTTTCTTCAAGTCCACTTCTCTTAGAGAAAGACTTATAAGAATCAGTAACCAGTTTTATTGCCTTTGCTTCTAATTCCTGCCGACTTAGTTTGGTCATTTTCCTATTACTTTAACTCAACGGACGAAGTTACGCCAGAAGCACTATAAGTTACACCAAGTGTATTCTCATATCCTTTAAAATAAACAGGTCCTTGATATACTGTCGTCCCATTCCCATCCACGAAATTGAATCTATCGGCATCATTGGCTGTCCCAAACGGATATAAAACAAAATACCCGGCATCAATTAGCGTAGTCGTGGCGCCAGTCAATGAGCATTTAAGATATGCCGTGCTTACATTCAGGATATAACCGCCAACCCTAGAACTATTAGCAGATACTGCTGTTGCTACTGTCCCGGCCGCAGCCGCACAGGTTGTATACTTACCTGTCCCTGAAACCGAAACAATCGGGCACGGCTTATTCGCAGTAGACCCCATGGTAGCAGCAAAAGAAATACTTGCCATTGCCCCCAAAACAACAACAACGCTTAACAACACTTTCATAAAACTTTTCATACGACCTCCTTGCTGTTTCGGGAGCAACCCGTTATTTTATATTCTTTTTTAAAAAAATTACATGTTTTTCATAAACAATATCCATAACCCATGTAATTACTTCTCTTATCTCTTTTTTACTTAGACCCTCAAAACACTTAGGTCTTTTAATCTCCTTTTTCATAAACTCTCCTTTTAGAATTTATTATTAATTAACTCTTTTTCCATATCCTTTTAATTTATACTTTTCCCATAACCTTGAAGTTTAAATTTAATAGCCCCAAAACTTCCCGCTGTCAATACCCCCCTGATATACTTATACGACGTAAATCCAAAATCCCATAAATAATTTGATGGAGTTTCGTCTCCCGATATTGTTACACTTGACAATGTTGAGTCATACCAATTTTCCTTATCGTTTGAATATTGCCATTTAAAACCAAAAGCAGAACCAGCATCAGTCAAAATCGGGGCAAGAGAAAAACTACTACCTCCAGGCATAGGCACTGTCTGAATATCTATTGCTGTACCACCTATTGCATTTAATTTTGTAGTTGCAAGCTGTATCGTGGTGGCCGTAGGTATTGCATAGTAAGTTGTATTTGCCACAAGATTTACTGGCGAAGTACCAACACTCATTGTGTAAAGTAATCCAATTCCAATTACAAAATCATTTGCCCTTACAATCTGGTCCCCAACATAGCTAATGTCCGTCTCCGATCCCCCGGACAATCCAGTTACGGTTACAGAAGATGCCGTAGAAGAAAAAGTGTATTGTCCTGCCGTGCCAACTATATTTGAAGTTGAATAAATTACTGACTCGCCAGTTCCTAGGGAAAATGAAATATAATCTATTGAGCTTGCCAAAATAGTATAAAGACTCAAAGCCGACATACTTGTAAACCCTGTATCGTAAGTCCATTGCTGCCCCTCAACAAACCTAACACTGTTTACGGTTACAGTAGAACCTGCCACATCTCCAAGTTTTATGGTAATTGTACCCGTTGACCTCACTCCGTCAGAGTAACTTACTACGGTAAAAGTTTTCGTAGAATAAATTGCCTGAAAAGAAAGATAGTCTTTCGTCCCGTTTTCCTTCAAATCTAGAATCTTTGTGGTGCTTGAAACAATATTATCCACATCGTAAAAAGTATAATCATAAACTACTGACGAAGCATAAACCAATCCAGCCAGCAAACCGACAATAGCAAAAACTTTCAAAAACTTTTTCATAATTTCTCCCTACTTCTTTTCCGTTTTTTTCTTTTTGACCAGCTCTATATAAATTATTTTACTTTCCACTGCAACCCAACCCTCAGTCCTGTCGTTGTGGTAAGTAATTAAATTTTTTCCGTCAAAGTCGTACCCATAACATTTTGATAAACCTTCAATTATTTCTGCACCCCTGCCGTTTTTCCAAAAAATCGTGAACCCTTCAATTTTATCAAGCGTTAAAACGCCCTCATCGTGCTGGTGAAATTTATTTTTATCAGTTTGGAATTTCATTCCTGCTTTAAGTTTTAGTAAAAGTTCTTCACGAGTTATCATTATTTAAACCCAAGTTTAATCATAATTTTTTCAACACATTCAATATAATTCAAATCATATTTGTATATAGAATACATTCCCTCTGCCTGCCTACAAATTTCATTAAACCAAAAATCATCTATTTTCCTAATCATCCCGATACCCCGTTAAGCTACCTGATTCTTCTTCTCTTTTTTCTTCAGTCGCCTGCTCGTCTCTCTTATATTGCGGCTTCGTTACACACGCATATCTTATACAATTTCCACTAAAAGATGTTTTACCATTCCTTCTAACCAACAACGTATGATTTGGAACAGTAACACAATGCACATCTCCGACATAATCAACTAATTTTATTCTTGATTCCCCATTACAATTCCTAAGCGTTGCATACTTTTTAAATTTTTGAACCACGGTAAATTGAACAAACTTTCCATTAACTTTACATCCGCGAATAATGCCCCCATTGTTTAACCTTACTGAAACTGAAGAAGCAAATCCCATTCTTGCCAATAACTCCGATACGTCATTTGTTAAACATTTTGACACGGTCGTATAGGTTACTTTACCATTACTACATGTTCCATCTCCAAGAACTAAAGATTCCCATAACCTTTCAAGACATTTTTTTGACATACTTAAAATTTCTCTTGGGATATATTTTTGTTCAGAATTTCCCAAAGGACTTAAATATGCCCACAATTCCTTATTAGATATAACAAAACTTTTTCCATTATAATGAAAATTAAAAGGTAATCTTTTAAGCAAAAGTTCTATACGTTTTACTTTCCCTGGATTAGCGGTAATGCTTTGAGATATATATACTGAATATCCACGTCCAGGTACCTGTATCTTTCCACCCCTTGAACCAGTGACAGAACCTTCTGAAATATACCATCCCATAAACTCTGCCCAATCACCACCGTCAATTTTGCTTCTATTTAACTGGAATGTATCTATACCTGAATCAATTCCGCTAGAACCAATCGGAATCCTATCACATTTTTTAATTTCCGAAGCAAACTTCTTAATATTTACTCCTTTTTTATTCTTTACCAACATAGTATGCCCGGGCGTAACCCTCAAATCAACTGATTTTGAATTTATCTCAACCATTTTTCCATTATGTTTATGACAAATATAATCTGTCGGTTTCTGAAATTCAATGAACCCTCTTTTAGATATTGTTGCAACCATATCTAACGGAATAATATCTTTAAAATATTTCCAACCACTGTTTGTAAGTATTTCAGTATTCATATCGTAACAGTCCGCAAAATGTAACCAAATATCATCTTTAGGGTCGTGTTGGTAATGCAACATTGAACCAATCACATTTGGAACACCCTTCAAATTTCCGTTTTCTTCAAAAAAGTAACAGCCAGGCACACCGTTTTTAATTCTCAAATACTCATGTACTGATTTGTGCCCCAGCTCTCTATTTTTTATTGAACTCCTAAAGTTCAAAGACCATTCAAGTTTTGTGCCACACCATCTAAATTCCTGCAAGGCACTACGCTTGTTAGGTGAAGCCCTGTCTGGTGTTGCTGCTATGCTGTCTATCCAACGAGTTGGAACGTGTCTGCCATACTCTGCTTTTTCTTTCTGCTTAATTACTTCCGAAATTTCAAATATAGTTCCATCGCTCTTTAATTCATCGTAAAAATATAACTGCCCTTTTGGGTCAACTGCATACCAAACCAACGCACAATCTTCTCTTTGATGAAAGTCCTGAACCATATACCGAGTCCAGTCTTTTGGAATCTTAAAAGCCGGTATTCTGTGCAACGCCCCGAACTCTTTATAAACTAAACCTGAAAGATGCTTGAAAACCCCGTCCAATCTTGCAGGTGCTTCTTCTTCTTCGCAGGCATCTTCCAAACTTTTAATAGCCAAGTCCGAAAGATAAGGGTTGCCGCGGGTTGGCATACTAAAAATTTCAATGTCCATTTAACTTAATCAACTCATCAACAGTAAAATTAAATTCATTTCTCAATCTGTCAACAATAAAAGTAATCGTTGTGCCTATATTCATATTATCTACACAATTCTTTTCCGTTAAGAAATCTTGCAACTCACACATATCTCCGTAAAGTCTTTTGAGCCTGTCTATCCTACAGTATCTTATATTTGCTTCTGTCGGTATAAAATTTTTTGGCAATTTTTTATTCAAATTAAATTTAATTTTCTTTCGCACAAGCTCTCCTTTTAACCAATGTGCTTCCCCTTTAAAAACAGTTCATCGTACAGCCACGCTTCACTTAAAGGCGTTGCAGTTATGGTTATACGCCCCTCGTACCGCATCAAACCCCTTACGCAAGCCGTGTATAACTCTTTTGGCGGCGGTTCGTCAAACCAAACCCTGTGTCCTGTCCAACCTTCAGACACCTTAATCGGCATCTCGTAGCTTAAAAACTCATCCGTAGACCCATTCAGGTAAGTAACCTTCTTTATTTGCCCGCCAGAATACTTGCTTATGTGCCGAACCTCGTGAATTGGCATCATAGCCTCGTATTTGGGCCAGATTACTTCCATTATACCCTTGTCCAGGGTTTCCCCGTAAATTCTACCCTTGTTTGGAGAACCGAGTTTTATGTAAGGGTGTATTCCGAGTGCCAGCTTGATACAGTCCGCGGCTCCAGCTTCCGTTTTGCCGCTATTATGATGAACTATACCTGCTAAAAGATAATTGCTATATTTGGGAACTTCAAAATCCCATAAATAGTCTTTTTTTACGAAGGTTTTTGATTTTATAGTAACATTGTTAAACAAAACATTGTCGCCTATATTCAAAATCTTTTCGTATCCACCATTCAACATCAACACCCTATGATTCAAAGAACAAGTAAAAATATTACCATTTGATAATTCAACTATGTACAAATCTTCTTTCTCTTTCCGGAACGGTTTATGTGCTAACGTTTCAACAAACTTCTTACCATCCCAAGCCACAACACTAAAATCGCCTTCTATACTATCAACGCGCTTATACCCCTGTTGTGGGGCATATATCAAGGTATCGCCAGATATGCACTGGTTGCCTGCTATTATCATTCTTACCCGTGCCAAAGACCTATGGTACAAATCCTGCGGAAACACACCGGACGGCACATTCTTACCTTCAGCATCTTTAACCCTTTGAAATGCGTGCCTGGGGTCATGCAGCAGCCCCGTAGGCTCTATTGCGAGCGCATTATAAGGCTTATAGTAAAGTATGCCGTATTCGCGCTTCCTCTTTTCAATGAGCCGGTCTGCTATAAACAAATGCTCTGCAAATTTTTCAAGGGCTTGTTTCGTATTTAAATTTTCAATCCTGTTGTCCTTGAGAAACCGCGCCCGCATTTCATCGTAAACATCGTCCAATTCCAAAGGTTCAACTTTTGTAATGTCGGGGACATAACCTGAATCCGCGACGATACGAGGTTTGTACTTCATTTGTGCGCTATATCCTTACCTTCAACACCCTGCGCAACCCTCTTTGAAGTTCTATAATTCAGCCACATCAAACATTCTTCCAGTTTCGTTATCACGATTGAATTTTCCCTGCAAGGAAATTTAGTTTGAAGATAATTCATTCTTTCAATCATCATCTTTATAACTTCCTCATTCGTAGTGCCTTCTTCAACAAGCACTCCATTTTCTTTTTTCATAAACTGAATATCTTGAAGCCCCATGTTTTGACCATCACCTTCTAAATAATTCTGCAACTGATAAAAATGTCCGTCCTGTCCACTTACCTTCATACTGCCTCCTTTTTATTTACTTCAAACTGCAACACCAGGACCAACACCGCTCTTAATTATTTGCTTCATGCGCTGGTACTTCCCTCTATTTACCGCGCCGTCCTTCAACTTCAAACACCGCCTGATTTCCTTGCACTTTTTAGCGTTCATCCTATTCTCTTTTTTTATCCTCAGACAAACCTAGCGTGCCATGCGCCATTACCAACATTCCACTATTAAATAAAAATTTCACTTCGTCTTTCGTCGGAACTATTGCTACCCTATCCCTCACAGTCCCAAAATCTGTAGGAAAATTGCACTCCACGAAATAACTGTTGCTATCTACGTCGTAAAAAAACACTATTTACCCCCTGGGAACCGGCCCCTGCGTAACTATAACCCAAACCACATAAGCAATTATTCCCACGGCGACAATATCCATATTCAACCCTCCCAATCTCCGAAGATAAATCTTTTTGTAAAAAAACTGCCTGAGAGGGGGGCTATGTATGATACATGGACGTTCCCCCGACTGACCCATTTCTATTTTGCCCGACGGTAAACCCGTCCCAACGTGCTGATAACAAATATTATGTTACATAACTTATTTTACACAAATGATTGATTTTACAATGCGTTTCCGCGATTCTGAAATCTCAGGAATATTATTATCAGTCTTGTGTTTATTATTAGCACTCTCTTTTCTCATTGCAAAATCAATCAGTTTTGATTTTTCGCCTGTGCTTATGTTTACGTTTTCCGTCGCACCGCCGGTCAACAGTTGAGCTTTATCGCAAGCAATGGCCAGTGTCGTGGCAATGGCAGCGCCGGATTGCTTACCTATCTTATCGGCGGTGAGAGCAGTAATTGCATCTCTCTGAATACGATATAAACCGTCAATTATATCCTTATTATCCTGGACAAGTTCATCTACTATTTTATTATGGACTTTCTTTTTAATAATATCAGACTCCGTAATTAATGACTCATTAATCGCATGCGAAACTTTCCCCGCCTTGCCCGCCTGTCGGCGCGTTGCGCCTGAAGCTAGAGACTTAATAACTATATTCTTTTGTTCCTCAGTTAGTTTTTTAGGCATTTTTCCGCCGTGGACTTCTTAAACTCTCAATAAAAAAAATAAGCCTTAAAAACGTGAAAATATCACGGTCATTAAGGCCTGACTGAATATTACAAAATTGAGATTTTACTTTAATTTTTTTTATAGTAAGCTCCGGTTGACTTTGGGTACGCTTACATTATACTACAATTTATGTAAATAGTGTGTAAATTACACTAAATAGCCTTAATCCAGTTGTACAGAGTTTTCCGGCTTATATTATAATCAATCAATATGTGCATGATAATATTTTTTTTAATTAAAGTTTTATCTAACAGCCTTCTTCTATACTCTTTGATAATAGATTTTTTTTCTTCAATAGAATAATGTTTCATTTAATCCCCCATATGTATTTTTTTAGCTTCATAAATATTTTATCCTATTAAAAAAAACGCGTCAAGTAAATTACACGAAAAACATTATAATTTTTTTAATTCAATTTTTTATTTTCAATTTTCCGTCGGAGAAAAAAAGACTTGACAAATTGCAATCATTATGTTATGATTATGTTGAGAACAAAATAAACTAACGGAGGCAAGAAAATGAAAATCAAAGTTGAAGTAAAAAATATTTACGGAGTTGAAAAGATTTACATTGTTTCAGAACATTTAAAAGCGGTGTCCGGACTAACGGGAAAAAAGACTATTGACATAAATGATATTAAAAATTTGCAGTCGCTTGGCTTTGAATTTGAATTAAACAATTTGCCCACACTGCAAAATCAAGATATTTACAATGCACTTGCAAATAACTAAAACAAAAGACACAAAAAAAGGCGGTGAATAAAATGAAAAACAAAATTGATTATGCAGAAATTGGAATAGGAGATGCGGAGGGACGGTGCCGTTGGTGCGGTGCAAAAATGGAACTATTAACACACACTAAAACAGAAATAACATGGAAACATCCTGAGCCTATTGAGGATAATAGATGTGACGAATATCAAATAAAAAAATAAAATTAAAACAATGTATCTGGTCATTGCAAACAATGTCAAAATAAATGGGAGGTGATTAAAATGACAACAACAAAGTTTCAGCGGTTTCAGTTAAGTCTTTGAATCAATGTGTATTGTTTGCCCTTGCTGCAACAAGGAAGATTTTGAGAGTTTCCAGGATACAAAGTTTACCCAAAAGAAAATGGAAGAAAACAGCGTAAAATTTGAATAACAAAATAAATCAAAAGGGGTTTAAAATGAAAAATACAATCGTACCTATAGTAAATATTTTAAAAAGAAAACTTGATAAAAACAAAGAGTATTTATTTGTTTTTGGATATAAAAATGGACTGATTAAATATATTGAAACATTTACAGGAGAAACGGACAAAATAACAATGCCCATTGAAAAAATAATTTTATCCGCAAAGTACCACAAATGTGAACAAATAGTAATAGCGCATAATCATTTATCGGGGTATATCATACCTTCAGAACAAGACGCAAAATCTTTTGTTGCGATAAAAAGAGCAGCTAAAGAAATCGGAATAGAGCTTATTGATAGTATAATTATTGCCGGAGATGATTGTTATTCTGTCATAGACAACAAATAAATTAAAAGGAGATAACACAATGAGCAAAAAAGAGAGAATGTACCAAAAAATTGAAAAGCACGGCCAAAACCTGATAAAGCTGTTTAAGCTTCCAAAAGGCACGGACGCAGTAAAGCTATGCAAGCAGCTATTCCGGCTTGAAAACAAGGCGCACCGGCTTGCAACAGACTACTGCAACGGTACAAACGGCGTGAACTCTGAAAATTGGGAGGCGTTGACAGAGCCAATACTTGCAAAAGCAAACAAGCTCTTAAACAACAAAAACGTGCCTATATATGCAAACGGAGACGCGCGCGGTTATGCCTTGAAAATAAGAAACAGCTTTTTCCGTGATTTTCAATGGGCGAATACGCCTATATACAAGGATATGGGAGGCTTCGGAATAATTGCGCCGGATTTTAGGGAACAGAATTAAAAATCTAATAAAAGGAAGGTACAAAACAATGAAATACAAAACCACAGCAAAAGCACTTAAAGAAGGGTATTACTACATTGTTTCAGCTGGGTACTGCGAATTACAGGGGCTTTTAAAATATAAAAACCCTGTAGCTTATTCCGCCGGAGTTTACGGCTGGAATTTTGACGTATACGATATAAATGGGATTGCTATTGTAACAGGCTATAGGAGTATGCCTTCAAAAAATACTACTGTAAACTATGAAGCAATAAGAGCAATTGAAAAAGAATCATATAATAAAACAGCAGATGAGCTGGATGCGCTTATTGCAAAATTTATTGACAATGCCAAAAATAAATAATGGGAGGTTTTAATATGAAAAACAAAGTTGTTGTGTACGACAATCCGAAAACATACGACAGATACACGGTTATAATTAATGATGATTTTTTCGGAATGTCAAAATATGGGAGCGGTTTTAATATGTTTTTAGGAAGCAAGGCAGACGGCTATAAAGCCGGGAAGCATTTGGGTAAGAAATTAAAACATATCCCAAACAGCATAAAACAAGCTGTAAAAAATAGAATGGAGGCTTAAAAATGAAGGTAAAATTTAAAGAATGGACTTGTGAAGTTGAATTTTGTAAATACGGGAACGGAAGCGTTGCAATAAGGTTAAACGATGCCAATAACGGCAAACCAATAGCCGTGGCAAGCATTAATTTGGAAGGCATTGCAAAAGTAAAAAAGGGGGAAATAGCCATAAGAAATTACAGCGAAAATGACACTATGTTAAAAACGCTCATGGATGCTGGTATAGTTTCGGCTCCGTTAAGATATGCAAAATCGGGATATGTAACAATCCCAATATGCAATTTACTGATTAAAGAATAACGTCAAAACATTAAATTGAAAATGGGAGATAAAAAATGAAAAAATATGACGTAATTTATGTAAGAAGTAACGAGGCGGAAAAAAAAGAGATACAGGACACGGCAAAAAAAGAACACTTCAAAAGTGTTTCGGCTTTTATGGTTTGGCTTTTCTTTAACTGGAAAAATGGGAAAAGGGGGGCAAAATGAAAACAAAACTAACAGTGTTTATTGACGACACACGAACAATCGCGGACCACTATATTGAAGGTGGCTTGATGGACACACTGCAATATGTAAGTCTGCATTTTCTTGGAAACGAAATAAAAAAAGAGCGTCGTATGTGTAAATGGGCTGATTCGGTCCAGATGGAATTTAGCGAACAAGACGGACGCTTGACGGGGCTTGTTTTAAAAATCGTAAAAGAAAGTTCTGTTTTAAAAATGCCATTGTCTATAATATTAAGAGAGGAGTGAAAAAATGTTAATATTAAAAAGGTACGAAAAAATAAAAGTTAGCAACAAAATAGGGCTACTAGCGTGCGTTTCTCGCACGACCGGAAAACTAATAAACCTTGCTTTTAAAAAAGACATACAATGGATCGGAAACTACGAAATCGTAAAAATTAACCCATCAAATTGGTTCCACGTAAAGTTTTTATTCCGAACGCCTAAAGAAAAAACAAAATATGCAATAATAAAAAATCCAAAAGGATGGATAATAAAAATCAACAACAAAACCCGAGCCGCTTTTAGGAAACAACAAAAGCCTTAAGTCAACACCAAAACCGGGCACGGGTGTTAAATGTATATACTATCGCGCCCCTACAATGATGCGCCGAATGTGCCGGACAGTCTTGCCGTACTTGACCGCCAAGGCCCTGTAGGCTTGCTTCTTAAAGGTTCCCGGCTTAGAGATGAGGCTGTCATACTCCGCCTTTAGCTGGGAGGCGTTGTACTGGTTGCCGTAGCCCTTCAGTTCAAGGTGGTCCTCAATGCTGAATGTGTCGTGGTTTGCTGTCATGGCTCTCCTTAGTCTGAACTGTCTATTGTGTAGCCGTAGCCACACTTAGAACAAGTGTATTCGTTGTAACAACGTCCCAGATTGCGTTCCCTAAAGATGTGGCTGCAATGGGACTGTCTAAGTCTTTTTAACCAACCTACAAGTCTTTTTAACATAATTTTAATCCTTTAGATGAGCCCACGTTTTCATTGGAACCCATATTTCCTTCATTGAAAACCCTCCCTATAAAAACATTGTCTTTTTTACAGCAACACCAGCCCCTACAGGTCGGATAACCGCACTCGCAGGGCTCAATCTGGTCTATTGTGGCTCTTTGTCCCGGATTATGGGAGTTCCACCAATCAAGATATTCTTTTGCTGTAATAGCCATTATGCTTTCACCGCTTTGCAGTATGCCTTGAACTCTTTTTCTTCAAGGTTTGCCGCGGAACCCGTTATGTTTAATTCTTTTTTGACTTTAAGACATTTTTCTTTCCCAAACTCTGCTATCAAACCATTAACTATCTCTGAATTTGAAGGTTTTTCTTCCTTAAGGATAGGTTCCTCAACTTTTGTCTTTTCTTTTGTAGGCTCTTTCAACTTTTCTTTAACCTTTTCAATTATAGGAGTTACAACATTGAGAGCGTCAACAACTATCTTGAAGTTTTCTTCAGTAAGGTCTGCCAGCTTTCCTTCTATTTTATGGTTCTTTAGAACCTCTTTAATGCGAGGTACTCCGTGTTTTAACTTTAAGTCATCAATTTGTTTTTGTCTGTTATTTATAGGCAGCACAACTTCGGGAGTAGAAACAACATCAACCTTAAACTCTGACAAATCTGTTTTTTCAGGCTGTCCGCTATCCTCTGCATCAATTTCTTCCCTTAAATAAACAACCCCTAAATGAGGACAGAAACGCCTGTAGCCCCTTGAAAGGCAACGGGCAAAGAGCAAATCGGAAGGGTAATTACGCCAAACATCCTTATCTATAAGCCTTTTCCCGCCCTGCATTATTTTTGAAGCCTCTGTAATTGTAAAGGTGCTTTCCCCTATTTCTTCGCCTTTTAATCCAAAAAACTTAATCACGCATTCCGTTCCGCTTGTTTTAACAACTCTGTATTCATAACCAGCTCTTTTAATCAACATCCCCATTGCCTGCGCATCTAAAGCCGGCGGCTTCCCTGGGAGTATGAAAAGGTGCTGAAGGCTGTAGTAAGGCTGTAAACCCAATTCCCGGCCGGCTTGCGCCTTTGCTATTGCCTGTGCTGCGCTTCTTATATCTGGAAAGAACCCGGAAGCGTGTAACGCTTTTACAGTTTCAATCCATTCTGCTGTAGGCATTTCCTGTCTTGTTGCCAAAGTTGCACTCTTTGTTGGGACCGTTAATGCTACCTCATCACAATCCACAATCTCCGTTCCTTCAACTGCCGTTGTTCCTTTTTGAACTAAACCGCTTTCTTTTTTCATTTGTTCCTCCCTTAGTTTATTTTCAAAATCATAGTATTCTTTTGCCAATTCGTATGCCCCTGCGTCTGTAACTTTGCTAAAATCACCATCAATTCCAAGCCAAAACTGCGCCTGCGCCTCAACTGGAAGTTTATTCCACTTTTCCTCAACCCCCTTTATAAATTCTTTTATGTTTCCCATTTTATACCCTCAATGAATCTTTTAATTTAGAAGAACAAACATGATTTCTGCCAATTCTCCCTGAAACTTTTAAGCCGGAGAAATTTTTTAAAACGTAAATATAAATATCCCTCGCTTTTTTGACATTCAAATTACGGATATAAAACGTAACCTTTTTTGAGTTTAACTCGGCATCCCTTTTATTAAGCTCTGCCAACTGTTCTTCATCTCCAAAAACTGATGGTCTGCCACATACCAATGTTTGTGTCATTTTTCCTCCGTATACTTTTTAAGAGCTTGTTTTGCCCTTTCATAAATTGGTTGTCTCGCCTGTCTCGCAAGCTCGGCAACTGTTTCCCCACTACTTTCGGGGAATACCTCTAAATAATATTCCCAAACTGCCCGATTAACCGCTTCCTCTTTTTCTTTTAAATACTTTGCTCTTAGCATTTCATTCATGGTGTCTACAATTAATTTATTCTCTTTGTCTTTTCTAATACAACATTCTTTGCAGGTTCTAGCCATAAATTTTTTGGCTTCAGCACTCAAATCATTGATGACCATCTCGTCAAGAAGGGTTTGGACTTTGTCTAGTATCATTTCAACATAGTCTGTTTTGTAAATCACCATTTCGCATCCACAAAAACTATCTCTATTTAATTCCCTGTTTATAAATTCAAAATCTTTTCTCAACCCCTCTTTCCAGTCACTCATAAATTCTTTTTGATACAAAGAACACTTTTTACGATCCCTTTCTCCACAAAACCTAGCATTAGCTTCACTGCAAATTTTAATACATTTTTGGTTTAATTTATCTTTGGGAATACTCATAGATTCTCCTTTAATAATTGTATTCTGTAACGTTTTGTATAAAAGTTTCATCAACAATTTTAACTTTCTATTTTTTCCTTGCAAACACTATTGTAATCGCAATACTTGCAGGCGCGTCCACTCTTTGCCCGCAGCAGATTTCCTTCTTCTATATTTTTTTTAAGCTCAAACGCTTCCCGCAATATTTTAAAAACTTTTTGCTCATCATAGGCAACCTCAAATGGTGTAACCCGGCCCTTAGAAACTACCATAAACTTAAATCCGCGAACTTGAATACCTAGCTTTTGCAGGCAGTACGGGTAAAGCTGAGCTTGAATTTCCTGGTCTGCATCTTCCTGACTCCATTCCTGACTTGCTGTTTTGTGGTCTATGCACCAGAGCGCCTTATCAACCAAGTCCACTTTACCAGTAAATCCCAAAACTATACCCTTATTGGTTATTTTAAGGTTAAAGAATTTTTCTATAAAATCCGAGCCGGCAGGGTGCAACAAAGGCAACGCCTGTTCAAAGTACGGTTTAAAATAAGCCATGGCTTTAGCTTTTGCCTCCGGTCCATTTACTTTTGAGAAATTGAGCCCTACTATGCCTTTTTGCCATTCGGACTCAAATACACCCACTAGCTTCTGCCATTCCAATCCGGCACCCCCCTTTGCCTTGTGCTTTAGATAATGTTCACAAGCCGCATGGAACACAGATCCCACAACCAGCGGAATAGACTTCGGCAACTTAATAGCCTGTGTGAACTTATGAAACAGCTTCCAGTGGCATTCCCTACCCATTTTAATATCCGTTGCACTCAACTGCGCTACGGAATCGGTAAAAAAGTGCCTGCGCTCTGTAAAATCCCAAAACCTGAACTTGCCCTGTGGAACTATGCTTGGATTATCGCTCATTTTTGACCTCTTTTTTAGCAATATTAGGAACTAATTTTTTCTCCCATAGTGTGAAAAAAATTTTCTTTGCCATCAATTTATTAGTAGCATCTTTTAACTTTTCTAAAGTTCTTTTTGTAATAAAATCAAACGAATTAATAAAATCTGAAGGTCTGTATAATTCCGTTATCTCAAGCACCACTGGATAAGGCTCAGATTCAGAAAGTTTGTCATTTGCTATAACTAGACTTCGTAGTTCCAGTAATCCTGTATGTATTTCTGAAACCTTTACTTTTATAATAATTTCTTTAACTTTCATCAAAACCCCCTTTTAAAATTCTGAACAAAAGCCCAAAACTGCCCCATAAAACACCCAGCTATAAAAACAACAACATACGGCACTACCAAAGTCAACACCGCTTCTAACTTATCAAACCAGTCTTTCTGCCCCATGCCGTACCTTCTGTATGTGCTTGGTTTCATTAAAAACCTCCATATTCAATTTGTTACAAATGTTACTATATAAATGTTACAAAATCAGTTTGTTTGTTACAACCAAAAAATCATTGATTTTTCAAACACTACTACTACTAATGTAACAATATAACAAATAAAACCTTAAAAATATGATACATGATAGAGTGTAGTATTTTCCTTTTAACAATTCCACGTCTACACATCTACATGGGGGGTCATGTTAATCCTATTTTTTATGTTACAATGTTACAAATCAAAGAACTGTTTGATAAATCAATGCGAAAAAATGTAACAAACTTTTTAGTGTAACAGTTACACACCCGTTACAACCCCTAAATATCATCATTTTGGGGTTCATTTTCGGCTTGAGAGGCATACATATTTTTAAGTATATCTGGTAAAAACTCGCTTTTAAAGTCAAAAATATACCTGCGGTCAACATTATATCCAACCCTGCAAAGCTTATCTTCCAGGAAATATTTCTCTTGTTTTAGCAGTTTTGTTATTTCTCTGCGGTTAGGAAATTGGTAGTCCCGGGTCCTTGAATCGCCTTTAAGTTCAGCCAAAATTGAAGGAATATGTATCAATATTTGATTACATTCTGGTTTAAAACATATAGTATCCTCCTTTATATCTTTTACCATTTTAAGAACTCCAATGGCCTCCCACAATTTGCTTATAGTTTCCTCTCCATTTTGTTCCTTAATTTCACTTCCTGCAAGCCTTACAGCGTACTGTACGAGTTTTTCTTCGTTTTGTTTAAAGTAAGGTTCAGTAAGTATGCTGGCTAAAGCTACGGCCCATGATTGAGCTTGTCGGCCTGATGATATTGACTTTTTTAGAATTTCATCAATTTCGTTATATTTATCCATAAACAGTTTAAAATCCCTGTTACGGTGCTTAATCCAATCCATACCTATATAGTTAAAAGTAGGTTCTAATTTAACAAGCTCTTTATAGTATTTTTCAACACGTTCCTGCTCCGTAAGTTCAAAAGTTATAAATCGGCTATTCAGTCCTGCATCTGTAGGGCTATTTTCACCGTCAAGCATTAAACACCCTCTAACAACTACCTGCCTGACCTCTAAAGGGCTATTTTTCTTTCCTTTGGTAACTGACGACCTATCAAATATGTTACGGAATAAAGCGTGAAATTTTTGACCCTCGTGTTCCGTATTTCGGTAATCGCAGAAATGCACAGGTAGGCTGCTATAATAAGCTATTGCACGTTCCGAGCCTGCTTCATATTGGCTTTTCCTTATGGATATTTCAGGCGCTTCACTTAACCCTAAAATACTTAAAAGCCACCTTGCTAAAACCGATTTTCCACATTCACGTCTGCCATGCGTCATAAATAACGGAAACCACTTTTTTTGACGATAGAAAGAATTACTCCATAGTGTGGCCTTGAGCCAACCCAGAGCAATAGCAACTTTTAAATTCCGGTTTTTAATCATTAAATCAAATACTTTTTCCTTAAACTTATCAATTCCGCCCATTGGCTCATTTAATAAAAAAATTGGCATACCAGCTATTTTACCAGCTTTTGAAACATATTTTGCTACTTGTATTGCTTGTTTTTTTGACGTATACGCTAAACCCGAAGATATTTCATGGGTAGTTCCATCATGCGCTACAAAAACATTATCAGATATAAACCCTTCGGGTATTTCTCCAACACATTCACTCTCTTTTATAATAATAGGTTCAGAGTTCTTTCCCCAAAACTCAACAAGTTTTTGCAAATCATTTTCATTACCTTCAAAAAGACAAGTGCTATCACAATTATTTAAAAGAAATGCCCTAAATCTTTGAACATTTGTTAAAACATCGCTGTCCATAAAAGCCACTTTAATATGATTATTGTGTTTTATAGTAATTTTGCGGTCTCTTTCATCGTCGCCTCTAACAATCACAGCTTCCAAAGTCCCCGTCCAATTTGACAGCTTACTTGTTTTTTCGCCATCCCGTGTGTTTTTTGTAATCCAATATCCGTCATGTCCTTCTTTTATCCCAAGCTGAACTCCGCTTGTATCTTCTACTGGTTTATTAACCCAGTTTTTGACCTCAAAAGTTTCTTCAGTTTTTTTATTCTTCGTCGCATTTTCCACAGTTATCACACTCCTTGCAATGAAAAGCACACGTCAGGGCATCATCATCCCTATCTTTTAATTCCATAGCTTTTTCGGCTTCTTCAATTTTAATATCGTAAAGAGTTTTTTTCATTTACACCTCTATAATTTTCAAACACATCCAAACAAAAACCCACTTAAATTGAGGATCTGTTTTGTCGTAAATTTGTTGTGCCGTAATCCCGTTTGGAAAACTTATCAACGGCTTGTACCGCTTCGGAAACTGCTTTTGAAGGGATTCAAGATCAAAGTCAACTACTTCAAAAATCTCGGTCATATCTGATTCCCATTTGAGTCGTAATATCTTAACGCACCCTGCTCAAATCCCTCTCCGTCATCACCTATTTTATCTATTTTCTTACAGCACACATCACACCAATAAGCTGTGGTTGCCTTGCCCGAATCAATAGTAACCGTTCTTTGAATTATAGTGCCTTTTGGTATTTTGCCTAAACAGCCCCAGCAATTATGAGATTTACGAGTTGTTACTTTTTTAAAATCAATAACTTCCATTTTATCTCCCTAAAATAACCTCAAAGGTTTGTTCCATTTTAAATTTCCTCTTTACTAAAATGTTTTAAATATGTTCTACCTCTTGGTGTGTTATTTAAAAAGTCCTTAAAAGGAATTGTTCCATGCCCTAACATTGGATGATTACACCATGTATCTACTGCTGAAAATCTCTGATCCTTATCTACAAATTTATGTTTCATGTAATATGCTCTTTGTTTATTTTTAACTAAATAATTTATTCTATCAACACTATCCTGCCATGTAGTTTTAAAACCACCCAAAACATACCAAAGACCCCGAATCTTGTATTTATCAAGAATTTCTATTTTTCTTGATACTATTTTCATTAATTTTATATCGTCAAAAGCAAATCTATACTCTTTTAATTTTGTTTCTTTCAAGGTTTTTGCGACAGAATCATTTAATAGTCTTATGTCCAATCCTTGATTAAAATCTAACCGTATATTTTCTTTTTGCGACTGTTCGCAAATTTTAAAAAACTGCTTCGGTAATGCTAAAATATTATTATCAAACAATGTTACTTCTTTACTTTTCCCATCCCACAAATCGTACAAATCACCGACAATATAAATTTTTCCTTCCTTGTCAGGCACAACACAATATTCACATTTTCTTATACATCCCCGTGTAGTAAACCCCATATTCAGTTTAGGTTTTAATTTTTCTATGTAATCAGGCAATTTAATCTTTAAATCATACCCCGTTCCGCCTATTTCTGCCCTTCCTTCAAACTCCCTACATTTAGATTTATTCCAATCAAAAATACAAGAAACATATATTTTATCAGAATTATACAATTCAAAATCCCAAACGACCTCATCACCTTTGTCAATATGATATTTTTCTATTTTTTTGAGTGCTAAATTTGGAATTTTTGAATCTATGTTTAAAATTAATACCCTCATTTCAACCCCAGTATTTCATATTTCACAAAATAAGAAAAAATCTTATAAAGTGCCGCCCTCGCATTTTGCCTATTATCAAAAAACAAAGGCGTAACCCCGTACTTAATCATAAAGCTCATTATGGTACTGTACACCGTGCTGGCGGGCAGTATTCCTTGCTTTTGCTTGTTGATAATATCCATAAACGTATGCTCAATCAAAATATACTTGAATTTGACGTGCTGCATACGCTCCAGCTCACGGCAAAAACGGTCACGTTCCGAACCAGCAAAAGCATATAATTCACTGATACTTCCCTTACGGTCAACTACAATCTGGTCTATATAGCTTTTGCCATAGTAAGCCACTGTATAGTCGCCGTAAGGAAGCATCTGCGTTTTGCTGTTCGGGTAACGGTACGGAAGTTGCTCTCGCGTGTCCGTAAGAATCGTGAAGCTATTAATCGCCTGTTCTTCTTGTTCTTTTTTATTCACTATACTTCTTCCCCTACCACCTCAACTCCTTTTTGGGGCTTTGTTTCAGGTGTGATATTTTCGGGCGGAACCCCTTCCATCGGAGCAGTTTCTTCTTCTATCGGACTGTAAGAATTTATCTGATTGTCCGAACCGTCCTTTTTGTCGGAAACATCAACCAAATACTCTTTTCCAATAACCTGTGAACCCTTTAAAGTGAAACTCCGCTTTGAGTTTCTTATCCCGCACGCAAAAAGGAAGTTGTGTGCCTTGTAGGTCATTTTGTGCTTTTTGCCTTCAGCATCGCAAAGTACCAAATAGTCGGTTATACGCTTATCTCCAACCAGTGTCGTTGCTTTTATGCACCGATTACCTGAATCCTTTCCAACGTGCGGAACTGCCTCAACGCACTTCCCTTTGTACCTTCCCTTTTCCAGCAAGTTCTTTGTCATTCTGTTCTCAAACTCATTAACTTCAAATTCACTGTCCTGCACTTGTTCGTTTGTCATTTTAAATTTCCTCCTGTTTTTATTTTAAAATTAAGGCACGGGTAGGATTCTAACCTACACTCTCTGCATACTGTTTTACGAGCGCTCGCAGCGCTTTTTTCAAGCTACCGTGCCATTTATTAAACCTGTTCTTCTCTTATTATAGGTGTTTTAACACACCAAATCTTTAATCCTGGAATTGTCCTTACACCCCCTTTATTTATACGAGCATTTACAATCTGGTCGTCAATTATTTTGCAGTCGCTCGGTACAAGGTCAAAATCAACTACCTCAAACACCCATTTCTCGCTGTAAGAAACACCTTCCTCTTTAGGGGCAACAACCACTACTGGAGCAGGGGCCGGCGGGGGCACTGCGCCTTTTTTGTCAGCCTTTGCCACTTCCTTTGCGTACTTAGCCTGCTGTTCTGCCTGAAGCCGTTCTTCTTCCTTGCGCCGGGCATTGTCGCGCTCGGTTTCATACCGCGACTTAGCGCCACGAATACCGGTCTGCCAGTCCCCAACGGTGTCTTTTATGGTCTTTTCATAAGGCGTTATCTTTGCTTCCATGCCCTTTATAAAGTCCTTTATTGGTTTATAAAGGCTTTCTCTAAAACGCTTAAACTGACAGCCAAGAAGCTCTAAATCCCTTATTATCGCAGTTGCCCGTACATTTGAGACATCATCCACAATCTTAAAATCTTTTGCCTCCTTCATCAACACCTTAAAACTTGACACAAACGGCGTTATCCCCTTTTCTTGCGCCACGGCCACAATCTGTACGTCGGTTACACTTGCTTCTTTTTTCTTAGGCATTTAGCCCTCCTTTTAATTACCGGTTCTGGCAGTATTACAAAACCGCCGTCCTGTATCGTTCCTTCCCAGCCACATTCTTTACATACTTTTTGCGTTCCGTAAAAACATATTTCTTCTCTGTTTCCTTTCTGGAAAACATGATAACCAGTTTTCCCATGAAAATTCTGATGATTACACATTTAATCTTCTTTATGCATTTTTTTTAATATCCATGAGAGTGATATAGCGATAACAATTGAAAATAAAAAGTATTCAAACATTTTGTTGTCCCCCAAAAAAGCACGGCAGACAGGACGGGTGAGTTTCTATAAGGCATAGAAACAACCTGCTGCCGTGCGTAATTAAATTGTTGGATTGATTTTAATTTTGTCATTTGTTGCACCCGTTTTGTTTCCCGTTTTTTACTACGCCCAAATTATACTACAACAAGTTAATTTTGTCAATAGTAAAATAAAAATAAATTTTAAACAATTCCTCCGACGATGTATTTTTTTAGAACATCCATATCAAATTTTTCTCCAGGACATGTCTTGTTTGCAAACTGCCTGTGCGGATAGATTTGGTTTGTGGAAATTCCAAAGTGCTTCATTAATTCCCTGCAAAGGCTGGCGCATACAAAGTAGTGTTGTTTGCTTGGTGGTATAAGGTCAAAACAGCCCACTATGCAAATTCCTATGGCTCTGTCATTATGCCCTATGCAATGCGCCCCGTTAATCAGTAAAGAACGCCCTTGATATACATTTAGGTCAGCACCGTTATACTCAATCCCAAACTCGTAACCTATGTCAAGGTCGGGCTTGGCTATATAAGGGTTAAAATCAAGGCTTTGAGGGTCAGAATTTCCGATTTTGCCGGTATGCCAGAGCCTTATAGCCTGCCAGTCATTAGTCTTGCCGTCCGGTGTCGCTGAATGGTGTATAATGATTTCTTTCCATTTGTGGTCATGGGAATTGGAAATATAATTTACATAGTCAAATTTCATAGTTCACCCCTATATATCTATATATTACATATATATTATTCCTATTCTAAGCAAAAGGTGTGAAAGACCATTTCGTTGACATCAACGCAATGGTTTTCGCAATGAAAGATTTATTACAACTGCCTCTGCAAGTAAGTTTTAAGCCATCCAATCGCCTCTTTTGAAGCAATCGCCGCAAAATTGGCTGGTACGCCTTTGCTTATAAGAAAGTTCTGTAAAGGTATAATTGCCAAGTCTAACTTCGGCAACACAAAATTCTCAATAGCCTCTTTGTAACTGTTCCACCAAGCCACAATTTTTTGCCACATTTTAAGCCTCCTTTTGAGCTTTAAGCTCTCTGTTTCTTGCCGTAGCAAGTAAATCTTCCTTAAATTTATCATCCCTCACATCATCGTTATCCCGCGCTTTCAATAAGCTTTTTATTATAAAAAACAGTATAACATAAGCCTTTATGAGCAAAACCATGAATTGCGCTATAATAAATCTATAAAGTTTAACTATATCACGTTCCGCCCTTGCCCTGTTTGTTTCTGCTTTGTTGTAAGCATCTATATAAAGCTCCATAAGCTTACTATCGTTGTTTATTGCCTGGTTGCCGCCAACACTCGTAGTTGTAGTCTGTGTGGTCTTTGTGGTTTGGTTCTGGTATCCTGCTTGCGTATTCAACTCTGGGGCAACGTCAACCTTCTCTGCTACCTTATTATTCATCACTTCAGCACCCTGTACCTTTTCGGCTACCTGAATCTTATCCGCGGCCTTGGCAGTAAATAGCCCCGAAAGCCATCCCGCCGAGGCACATCCCGTCAGAATAAACAAACACCCTACCGCCAGCATGATTTTTAATCTCATAAACCACTCCTTTTTATCTTTCTGGAATTTTTTGAACACGTTTTTCTCCTAAATATTTTTCTATTCTTAGTCTTTCCCTAAGTCCTTTTACTTCTAATTCAGGGGTATTCATTATGCCATACTCCAGATATTCTTTTTTGTGCAAATTTTCCTCACCTAAAATCTCTTTTCCAAACAACTCAATTCGTTTTTCATCTACCAACTTGTTTTCTTTTGCATATTTGTAAATTTCAAGTTTTTTGATTTCATCAGAGGTTTTGTTTAATATGTTTTGCTTTGCCTCATCATCATAGTATGTTTTGTAATCATCTCTATTCATAAGAACTTGGAACGACCTTTCTGTAGCCTTTCCGATTTTAGCCTTTAATTCATCAAGCGCATCTTCAGGTATCTCAATTTCTTTCCCATAAACTCTTTCCTTTGATTTAATTATAGAAGGAACTGCACTATATTTAGTATCGTTTAATCTGCGTAATTCCTTAACTATTTCACCACCTTTTACTGGCGAAGTCCTTAAAAAGTCAAAGGCAGCTATTAATGCACTTGTTGGACGTTCTATTTCTTTTCCGAACGCATCTCTTTTTGGCTGTAATTTCTCCCTCATTATAGGCACTCTTGCAGCAAAAGACTTTGAGGCAGCACCTACAAAAGACTGGTCTTTAATATCTCTTTGCAAGGGGTCTATTGCTCTTGCCCCAGCGGCAACTATTGAAGGCACAGTGGAAGCCGCGGTAGCACCTGCAAGGCTTGCCCCGTACCTGTCGCCGTCCCCAATGGCATCTATAAAACCTTTTACGCCTCTAAGGTATGTTTGCTCTGTCTGAACTCTGCCAGTATCAAAAAGTGCCTTTGACAGCCCTTCCGTCTTGCTTCCTGTTTCCTCATAGCCATCATAATACGAACCGCCTATCATCATTACTATTCCAGGAATACCCGCAGAAGCCAAACTATAATTTCTATTTCCAATCCTTATGGACCATGGTATTCTTCCCTCTAAATCCCATAAGGCTTTTTCTTTTTCTGACTTTGGATAGCCCAGATTAATATATCCGTGCTTTCTTAGTTGCGCGCCAATAGCGAACACTCCCGTACCCGTTATATTTCTTCCCATAGATTTTGCAAAAGCCCTCTGGTCAAAATTTCTCTTTTGAATTTGCTCTATAATTGTTTTTGCAACTCCAAACGGAGTGTAGTTTACTGTCTGCATAGCAACTGCTGCTGGCGTTTTCGTGAAAGGGGCTATAAACTGACCTACCGGCCCAGCTTTTCTTGCCAGTTCAGCTCCAACATTTCCAATCACGGTTTCGTTTTGAAATACTGCCATTTCGGCATCGTTTGTGGCGTTCAAAATCATTTTATCAGTAGGGTTGACTACCAAATCATCTATAGTTTTATTGTAATCAAATTTGGTTTTTCTGCCATTTTTAATCCAATCTTTTCTGGCATTTTTAGCGGCTACAATCGCCTGCTCATAAATACTTCTTGATTTTTGACCATAATAAAAAGGCATATCTCCTGCGCCCATTGAACGGAAAATAAGTTTTTCGTAATTCCCTATTGTTCTACCCAAAAGACTATTCCCATAATTTATTTTTTTGTAATCGTATTTTGCAAAAGCTCCTCTTGGGTCATAACCAGTTTTAAGCAACTGCCCTGCTTTTTGTATTCCTTCCCAAATCCCACTTGGCAAGCCTCTTAATGTGAAAGTTGTAGTTCTTGGCGTGTTGTATAAAGCAGAAATAGTCGCATCTACTGCCGCGGCCAGAATGTCCTTTGCTATTTCAAGCGCACCCATAGTAGAGTCGCTTGCAACATTTACAAGATGTGTCGCTGGAGAGGTAAGCATACTGGCTTTCCTAAAACCCAAAAGCTTGTCCGCTAAAGACGAAGGAATAAGGCTTGCGATATCATCTTTTAACTGAAACATACTGACCGCC